GATGACACCACGTCTCCAGCCGATGCACTTGCCCCGACATTAAATTCCAAACCACCAGCATCAGCATAAATAATAGCGCCCGGTCCATCGCCGTAAGCAACGTTGGCGGGGCCAGCTGGGGTGACGTAAAGGTTGAACCGGATTGCGTTACCGCCGGGGAGTGTTATTTCTTGGAGAAAAGCTTGATCATAGTTCAATGGGGGCGAAGTCGGAACAATCATACCAACAGCTAGCGTTCCAGCCGTTGCTGTGCCATCCACACTCAAATCGCCAGAAAAGGTCGCATCTGTACCAACTAACGGGCCGGTTAACGTTCCACCAGATATTGGCAAATAAGAGTTCAATAAACCACTGGAAATCCATTTGGACCCATCCCAAGTCCAAGCAACTTCACCCGAAGTATAAGTATCGCCAAGAGCGGGCGTAGAAGGGAAATCAAGCACGTGCCGCCTCCAATGCTTCAATACGTTCCATTGCTTCTTGAAGCGCTTTGGTTAAGCTTGCAATCACCGTCCACGGATTAGGCGATTGAATTGTATCAGCTTGATCCTTAACTCCGCTCGCCGCACTCTCAACTAACGTCTCCTGAAGTTCATGAGCGACAAACCCCCAGCGTTCAATATTATCTGCTTTAACCAATGGAGGTGGAGAGCTACCATCTTTAGTAGGGGCTGGATTTTGTGGCGTATAATCTTTATGGCTATAACGGATTGGCTTGAGTGCCTTCACCCGCTCCCACGTTGATGGTAACGGAGTGATGCTTTTCTTAATTCGATAATCAGAGACAAAAGAAATATACCCCATATACGTAGCATCGATCCATCCCTGAACCGTGCCATCGCTATTGTAAAAAAAGTTGAACCGATTAGCACCGTAGCCGCCGGTCATGCCTTGGCGACATGCGTAGCCATAGCCGGCATGGACATCGAGCGGCAGCCAGCAGTTGCCACCGCTGTCGATGGAGATTGATTGGCCGCTGTCCGAATGCGACAGGATCATGCTGTCGGCGGAGTGCTCCCAATAGAGGATGCCCTTTGACGCGCCTGTGTAGTCGAGGAACCAATAATGGCAATTATCTTCGGAGGTGGGTTGCTGGGTGTAGAAAAGGCCGGATGCGCATGTGACGTAGCCGGAAAACGTCGCTTCACTAGTTTGACGATTAATTTGCAACGGTGCGTCAAGGTAATCGCCATTATCGTCGTAACTATAAAGAGCGAAATCACATCCGGCATTAGCCCCAGTCTCTTCAGTGCCATTACCAAGCGACAAATGCCAACGATCCACACCGGAAGTTGTACCCATAATCGAACGCCAACTATTAAGTGGCGCATCAATGGTCGGGAAATTTGTATTGGCTGGAGCGCCTGTAATTGAAATGGTAAGCGGTACACCATCGAAAGCAGCACCGTTAATCGTTACTGGACCAGAAAAATTAGCATCTACAGCGTTTAACGTACCGGTTAATGTTCCACCCCCTAATGGCAACCATCCCGGTAAGGACATAAATCCATTCGATGCAGCTACCCATTGTTGGCTGGTGCCATCATCAAACCAAACATAAAGATTGCCGCCAACGGTATCCCACCATAGCGCACCCACCTTCGCATCCAAAGGTGGTGTAGCGCTTAGTAAAACCGCACCCGTATTAACATCAACATATTCTTTCGTTGATGCTCCTAACGGTATCGTTGGATCAGCAGCGAGAATTAATGGCCCCGTTAACGTACCACCAACTAATGGTAGATATTCAGTCACTACCGGCGCAACACCGCTTACCGTAGTCCACTTGGTTCCATCCCACACCCAAGTGGTATTGCCTACAGTAAACTGTTGCCCATTGGTTGGGTTAGCAGGGAAATCAATCACCGAGTTTCTTCCTCGTCAGGCGGAAGGGGTAAACCGGGTTCCGGTGGTGGGACCGGGACATGAGGATGAGGTGGCTGTGGAAATCCAGGGATCGGCGTATTCCCTGCCTGTATCCATTTTTGATATAACAGATACGCAGCATTGTCTGGATCATCTTCCGGCACCAAAGCATTATCTTCGTTGCGGATAAGAATACCATTATTGTTGCGACTGTAGCTATAAGTCTTTGGACCACTCATCAACGCACTCCTAACTGCTAGCAGTTAACGTTCATTGGTATTTAATTATGAATGGAATATCGATGTATGGAGGCAGGTTATTGTGTGGTTGATCCCCACCTGTTGCTCCAAGATAAACCCCAGTATATGCCCCATCAATCCATGCACCCGTTCCCGCAGCATAGACACCCATACTAGTTGCAGCATAGCCAAGGTAGACACCTGTACCCGCAGCGTAAATGCCAATACCGGTACCTGATCCACCAGTTGCTTGCCCAACCATACTCCCTCCAGAACCAGCCGCTATATTGACTGCTGGAGAGGTCCACCCTGTATACGTATGCGCATGGCCGGGATCGGCTATACTATGGGCATGGCCGGGATCACCGACACCATGAACGTGGGTAGGATCATAAAGGCTATGAGCGTGACCGGGATCACTAAACCCATGTGCGTGACCGGGATCGCCAACGGGATGCACGTGTGAAGGCATTTCCGGTGTAACGAGGGTATGAGCCGCTTCGCCACCTGTTGCGCCAGCGGAAGTAGAAGTTGCCCCACGCGGGAATTTTTGTATCATATAAGGTACAGCAGATGATGTACCGCCAACGGCGGATGTACCAGCATTATATTGATTATTAAGAATAGGCGCAAGTAATGGGATCGCTGAGTTTAAATATACCGTACCATCACACAATAACCAATTCGTCGGGGGATTTTGCCCCGACCACATCATTATCCCTCCAATCGGTGCAGCCGCATCTATAGCTGCGGCCATAGCATTATTTACGCCTGTATCGACGTATTGCTTAGGTGCAGCTTGTAAAGCTGCAATTGGATTACCATTTAGAGTAAGCCCACCGGTCATCACCCCGCCAGCAAGCTTTAAAACAGGTGTCCATGTTGCGCTTGCTCGACCATAAGCTGCACCGTCAGTCGGCGCTTCTCTAACCAAATTGGTTGGAAGGGTAAACGTCTGATTGACCGTAATCACCCATTGTTGTGTATTGCCGTCATCATACCAAACGTAAAGTTGCCCTCCGACATCATCCCACCACAATTGACCCACTGAGGGGCTAGCGGGGGGTGTACTGCCAACTGATACTGCGGCGGATACTTCCTCCCACCCACCATTTTGCCGTCCGTAAATATTACCATCTAACGGCGCATCAACGAAACCTTGACCGGCTGGACCCTGTGGTCCCTGTGGACCTTGCGGACCCGGTGTTCCCTGCGGACCTTGCGGTCCTGTTGGCCCTTGAGCAAATCCAATGTTTATCCATCCAGTAGGATCATTAAGCGTACTAATCCAAACATAGATGTGATTATCAGGGGTATAGAGCATCGACTGCCCCATAACCATCTGAATAGTATTTGGAGGACTATTGGGAGCGTCCCAATTCGCTGGAATAAAACCATTGGGCGGTAACGTAGAAGGATCGTTATTCGTAAACGATCCAACAATAATTGTAGCCGCACCATCGTTACCCGGTGGACCATCTATACCGGCTGGACCTTGTACGCCTTGAGGGCCAGTTGGTCCTACTGGACCTTGAATACCTTGCATGCCTTGCGCACCGGGCGGGCCTTCTGGTCCAGCTACACCGGGTACACCTTGTATACCTTGAGGGCCGGGTGGTCCTTGTACATCCCCTATGCCAACCCATCCTGAAGCATTAATCGTTGTGCCAACGAAAGTCCAAATATCCTCCGTTCGTGTATCAACCAATCCTTGCCCAAGCGACATTTGATAAGGGTTAGGCGGATTATCGGGACTATCCCAATCGGCGGGAAAAAACCCATCAGGTGGCAGCGCAGAGATCGGTTGATTGGAAAATGATCCAACAAGGATAGCTGTTTGACCCGGTGGGCCTTCTGGACCCTCTGGGCCTTGCGCGCCATCTTGACCATCCGCACCGGGTACACCTTGCAAGCCTTGCGGACCCGCAATACCTTGTGCGCCCTGTGGGCCGGGATCGCCTTGAATACCCTGAATACCGGCTGGACCTTGCGGACCTTGTACACCCGGCATACTGTTCATTGACCCAAGATCAACCCATCCAGCGGGATTAAATTGAGGACTAACAAAGATCCAAACATGTTGATCAACTGTATAGGTCAAGCCGCCATTGTAAGGCATAACATATTGCTCAGGCGGATTACCAAGGCTATCCCAGTTAATTGGAAAATTACCATTAGGCGGCAATTGTGCTGGCGTTTTATTAGAAAAGTATCCAACAATGCGGACAAACTGACCAGCTTGCCCCATCGGCCCCATCGGACCTTGTATACCAGTTTCCCCTTGCGGGCCGAGCGGACCTTGAACACCTTGCTGTCCTTGAGCGCCCGGTACCCCTGTACTCCCTATTGGGCCTTGCGGACCAACTGGACCCGGTATACCTTGAGGACCGGTTGGACCAGTAGCCGGAATAAATGGAATAGGAGGAGGCCACTGCGCTCCATCATAGGGTCCATAGAGATCACCAGTTGAAACATCCAAATAATAATTGCCTTCATAGCCCACGATGTTCGGTGGTGGGCCAACTCCGGCAAGAAAATAAGGGCTTGGTAGCGCGGCTGAACCAATAACGCGCCAAGCTAACTCCGCAGTATAAACAAACTCTAATCCAGCCGGGGTGGTAAACGTATCTCCAACTGCCGGGTTTTCTGGGAACGATACATATGAACCGGCCATATACGCCGGGGGCCAATTTGCATCAGAAAATACGGATACCCATCCGCCGGGCGGTTCTGCCCATACAAACGTGATCCCACCGGGTGTCGTGACCCGCTGACCCGGTATCGGGTTAACTGGATACTGAAAGCCCATCGCTTAACTGCTCGCAGTTAGATCACGAACCAGTTCAACCCTGAACCCGTATTCATCCATATACTCAGCACGTTTGTACCCGTATTGAACCACATATCACCGATCTGTGGCCCTGTAGGCGCATTCGCCCCTGTCGTGTATTGCGTAGGACGCTGCGCGGATGATACCCAGAATACGCTATTGCCATCCGTTGCTCGATCATAGATCAAACCATCACTGGTGTTATACCAGCGATCAAGGATGTTCGCTGTCGTCGGCGCTGTATCGCTGACCCAGAATACAATAAACGTTGAACCAAATTTTGTGTTATCCCCATTCAAGATCGATGCTTGTTGATAGATTGTCGATATCGGTGGTCCACCAACGCCGGTCGATCCATAAACGGCTGGATCGCAATTGCCTGATCGTGTACCGGGTGCAGACACGACAACCTCCAAGTATTGAACATTGACCGTCTGACCGTCACTCATCAACGCATTAACCTGAAGAACATACTTCAGTCCATTCAGACCGCCACTCACAATAAAACTAACGATGTTGTTATTCGCCTCAATGGTTGTGCCAGACACAAGTAACTGTGGGGCCGAACCATAGTTGAGTACATAAGAAATACTCTGAAGGTTCATATTGAGTTCGCTAAGTATACTGGTGTAGTCGAGTGACACCAATGTCTTTGCGTCGGGTGCCTTGGTGAATGAGCCAAGCACCCCAGTATCGTCAGGATAGAAATAAGCGTTATTGCTATAGTTAATCGGAACAGATGCGGGGTAATTCATGGCAATTGTCCTGACGGTAGGCGTGGCCGAGCGCTATTCCATCCCTGCGGGAAGTTCCATCGTTGCGCACCATAAGTCAGCATACGACGAACTTCGGTACGCGCAATACCAACGCCTTCATTAAACCTACGCCCGTGATACTGTGCGCCTTGAACACTGGAGTAAGGCTTCCCCGGTTGCAGCATTAACCGGCAAATAGCCCCACTCGCAATGTAATCCATGTACTTACTCATCAACCAATCGGGTGGACAAGTAAATCCATCGCTATCAACTGGATCACTTACGTTCATCGATAGAGTAGCGACCCACGTCTCATCGGCAGACGGGTTCATCGCAATACGCAATACCGGACATTTTACGCCAGCATTTAAAAGAACCCCCGACCTCCGCACCCTAAACAGTGGGTTCTGTGCTTCCGTTGCGCTGGAAACATTATATGTGGACGGGTATTGGATCGGCATATCTTCTGCCGATTGGTCCCGCGCTGTTACGGCCAGATATTGGGGAGGACAAGTTGGCACATACTCAGGCGTCCACATGCCGGGAGGTGGGGGTGAGCGCGGTCGTTCAAGACCTAACAAACGGTTTACGACGGCATTCTGTCCTGTCTCAATAACATAATCGTTAGACCATTGAACGACAAAGATTGGAATTTCTAGTAACCAGCTATCGCTACGTTGAAAGAACTCACGCAAAACATTAAACAATTCTAGACGAACAACACCATCCAGTGAGCCGGGTGTGTTTATCCGCACCATATCATTTAAACGAATAATGCTTTCACTAATCATCCGGCACTCACAGTCATCAGATGTTGCTGAAACTTCGCCATGAATGCTTGCGCACGCTGATCTGCCGTATCGGCAACATCATATGTCTGCAAGTATCCAGACATAAACCAAACCATGGGTTGAAAATACTTACCCGGTATCGGCACAATTCTGTTCGCGTTTACATTGCTGGGATATGGAGCCGGTGTCCAATCATTAATATCACCGGCACGCAAAGGTTGCTGATACTTCATATCGAGATACATATCTGGGCGGATACGCGAAGTTTCTAACATCACAAAGTTCAATGCATCAAAAATATCCGTATCGGCGTAACGATACGGAACAATCAAATCCTGCAAGCTTGACCGTGTTTGGTCAATGTAAGCTTGGATAGGCAAATAAGACTGCATTCCTTAACTGCCTACAGTTAACGACCCCCGGTCGCCTAGGGGGGCTTGGGCTTCCGACCGGGGGCCGAGCGCGTCAGATCAAGGTCCGCCTTGAACCACCAGCGCCATTGCCAATGCCTTGAAATCCAAGATCTGACGACCATAGACTTGCAGACCACGCAAGATCTGACCGAACGTCCGCTCCGAACGAATGGTTTCCACATTCGTCAGTTGCGATGCAAAGGTCAAACCATGTGCATGACCACCGAGGATCGGATATACGCCCGCGCCCAAGCCAGCGGGTGTACCGTTGGGCAAGAGGTTGGAGGCGTAAATAACGAACCGATCCACCTGTCCAAACCTTCCGTTACGAAGGATGGACACAGCGTCACCAGACACAAAGACTTCACGCAGTTCAGAACGCTTGAGTTGGAACGTAGCCCATGTGGGCATAACGATCCATCGCCCCGTTTCGGGGATATTCAACTCATCGAGGCACTGCCCGATACGAAGAATGATGTCGATGATTTCCACTTGTCCAGTGGTGGGGTTACGTCCCACGGTAGCAACTGGATTCGCTGACGTGCCGAGGTTGATATTGCCTGAGATTGCACCCGCTGTTGCGCCCCAGTTCGCTGGTGCGCCAGCCGGTCCAAGCGGTGGTACAGCCGCAGAGCCTCCCGGCGGGGGAGCGGCTGGTGTCATGATGTTGTTCATCAAGAAGCCGAGAACGTCGGTATCGACCGCGATCTTCATCTGTTCCGATGCATCGTCGGCCCAAATAGAGAGGTTGTTGATATCCGATTGCTTCTCGATCACATCGTCAAGGATGGCAGCAAAGTATAGACCTTGATCGATGGTAAGTTCAACGAAGCTTCCGGTAGGACGCTGGAGAGCCAGATCGCCGTTAACCAGATATTGGTTAATCAACAGCGTTGGCTTCGTGCGGATTTTAACCCGGTCGCCGTAGCTTTTGATTTCCCCTTCATAGTCGGTATTGCTGATTGCCGCCAGAACCGTGGCGGCGTAGAACTTCTCGATCAGCTTGCCCGACCAAATCTCGGGAATAAAACCAGACGCAACGTAGTCAGTCGATGTACTGCCAGATGGGTATATAGGCGGGACTGTTGCTGCACCCGCAAGACCAAGAGCCATGATTTTCCTCCGTGAGCGCTCTTGAGGTGAACACTACGGAGACGTCAGTTCAGATCAGATCAACGAGCTACGCGACCCTCACGACCGGCAGCGAAAATTTCTTGCTGGATGTTATTGTATTCCTGTTCACGCCCAGCATACTTTCCGTTCGCGCTGTCAGTGTAGAACTGCTTAATCTCCGCTACGGTGAAAGTCGGCTTATCAGGGGTGACTTGCGTTTGCCCTACCTTCGCTCGTCCCGGCGCTGCTAAAGACAAAAGATCAACCTGCGGGGTGGTTGCGTAACTGCCAGCAGTTAACGCTCCGTTGCCCGGTTGTGGACCTCCGTTTGCAGGGCCATAGGATGCCTGATCGGTCAAAAACCGACGAAAGAACTCCATAACCCGATTTCCTTGCTGGCTGTTATAGGCTTCCGCCAACAAATTATGCCTGATTTGCCCGCTGAGAGGGTCAGGCATTTGCAGCCAGTTTACAAATTCGGGTGAACCGTTAACTTGTTTCCAGCTTGGCAACTCCCTGTCGAGTTGGTTGTACATGCGGGATTGTGCGTCATACTCGACTGTTTGACGCACCCCACCGACTTGCTGCTTAACGAAGTTGAGTTCGTTACGCAGGGCATACAGTTCTGGCAATAGGGTGCTATCTTGCACTTCCATTGCGCGCCGACCCATGACATCGATCAGATCAGACCCATAGTCTGATATCTCTTTCTCGGTTACACGCTTGGGACGGCCAGTAATTGGACCACTAAACCGCACCCCACTACCCTCTTGCTGGGGCTGGGGCTGTGGTTGCTGCGGAGTGGGAGGGGCACTGATGGCGGCAATAAGCCGCTGCATGTCGCCAATCTGCCCAGCCAAGCGTTTGTTATCCTGCTCGGTGCGATCATAGCGACCTTTAAGTGACTTAAATTGATGTTCCCAATCGCCGGTTTCTTGCTGTTGTTGGGGTTGAGGTTGTGCTTGGGGTTGAAGTTGTGCTTGGGGTTGTGGCGATTGTTGTCTCGGTTGCTGTTGTTGTGGCTGTGGTCGCTGTGGTTCCATCGGTGGTTGGGGATTGTTAGGATCAAACCGGGCCATTGTCACACCCGGATTAGCGGGTGAGGGTGTTAACGCCACAACAACCGGCGCATCTGCATTCGGCGGTGCGTTCTTCTTCGCCTCTGCTGCTTGCCTAACCAATTCGTTACTGCGTTCCGCAGCCTGTCTTACTGCCGCTGGAACCTGTACGTTTAGATCAGGCTGTTTTGTGCTCAGTGCTGCGCCTTCGACACCCATCTTACGCCACCTTCACCTTATCTGCAATCTTGTCAACATCACGAAAATCGTTACGGAGGTTTACCATCCGCCTCCCCATGCCCAAAGATACCGCCATATCGGCATTCGAGGTGCCGATCCCCTGCTCCAATTCTGCTTGCGTATACGCATCGAACCGCGCCACGAACTCCAACCATGGACCGGGCGCTGATTTCGCCAGCCTGTACATCGCCTTGATATATTCATCGCGTGCTTCACGTGCTTCATTCACTAGAACACCCGCGCCGGTTTGCTGGTATTGAGAAGCGGCGGACCTCTCGTATCGTTTTCCTCGACTAGGATATCGAGCAAGCCACCCTTCTTCTTGTCGTCATCCTTCTTATAGCAGTTGGTTGCCAACCGTGTCGGCGGCAAACCTACCACGTCTTCGCTGACGACATTCCACAAACCATTCAATTGCTGACGCTTACCGCCAGCCTTGTAGTCGTGGATACCGATATCGGTGTCGCCACACTCTTTGGCGTCTTTATTTCTTTCGCTTGCCTTGTCCATTCCAATGCTTCCTTTCCAACTCGACTACTTCCAGTTGCAGTCGTTGAATTTCGTCGCTGTGTTTCGGAACTTCAAGGCTCCACAAGTAGGCGTTCATCTTGTCGATGACTGGATCGCCATAGACGACCGGAGGTAGTTTTTCCATTACATCACCTCACCCGTCAAAGCCATAGACGCAAAATGTCGCGCTCGCATACGAGAAGCAATCTCATTGACCTTTCGATGTTGCTCCTTCACAGTATCGAGCGACATAACCAATTCTTTCGGCGGATCGGGCGCATAAAAGCTCTCCAACCGCCTGTTTGCCTCAACGTTGGCGCGGATAATCGCGCACACTTGTTCATCCAAGTCCATCATGGTAGCGCCGCCATAGCTGCAACGATGATCTTGATAATCGAACTAAAAGAATTGTAGTCGGTACTGGTATAGATCGGACAAGGGGGAGATGCCCCCATCGTGTTCAATGCAGCAGAGATATCATTGATACGCTGCGTAACCGACGATTGATCGTAAGCCGCACTACGAGAAAGCACCTTGATATTGCCACCGTTATCATTGATAACCGTACCAAGGTCGCTGAGAACGCTAACACGCGCCGACAACCCAATATCATTGGGGATCGGCGGCAGGGTAATAGCGAACGCTGCTATATTCGAGCGAGCTTTACCATCGGATGTAAAAGCGTCTGTCATGCCGCAGTCACCGTAACAGCACCGGGAGCGCTTGTGCCGCCCGCATTACGGGCTGTAACACCTAACGCATAGACCCCACCAACCATATTGGCCCCCGTTGCACTGGTGAGCAATTGTCCACCAGCAGATATCGCAAAATATCCAGCCCCATTCCCACTCGTAATAGCGAAGTTAGCCCCACCATTGGTAGCTGTAACCGTACCAACAGTCTGTAAGTTATTCGCTGGAAGCGTAACATCGAAATTAGCCGGATTGACAACCGGCGGCGGATTTAAAATCGGTTCAATCGCATCCTGTATCGCACTCACCACTGAACCGAACGCGCTGTAGTCCAACCATCGATATGTTGGCAAAGGTGGTGACGCTCCTAACGCATTCACAGCCACATTGAGGCGATTGATGAACATCACCCAATTCGGATGCGTCTCCCCGGCAAGAGGAGAAATACCGGCCACGGTCCCGCCCGCTGCTTCAACCTCTAGGGCTAATGCCGACAATACAGCATTACGGGTGCCGTAGTCGATATCGTAGGGGATCTGGAGCGCCATCTTTACATCTCCCAGAAGGCGTCAGCCTTCTTGCGATTCTTTCCCGCTGGTACCGGCGGTTTTCTTGCCCGCGTGGCCCTTACCGAACATTCTGCCGGAACCGCCGCCCTTCTGGAAGGTGAAATCCTTCCCTGTCGATAGTTCGCCCTTGCGATCCTTGGCGCGCTCGTTCCCCTCCTCGCCACCCTGCTTGGGCTTGCCCGATACATCGGAAACGGCGGAATGGGCGGTGCCACGCTCAAACATCTTGTCTTTACCGCCCTTGGCGAACATCTCTGGCTTCTCTGATCGGCTTTCGATTTTACCCATCGTAATCTCTCCTAACGGGAACAGTTCTAACTGTTCATAACCATCGCAGCGGCTTAACTGCACGCAGTTAACAGGCTTTGCCCGCACCACCCCTATCGCGGCCAACCCGTCCCTTGGCGTCACCGCCGCCGACTGCGCCACCCTTGTTGAACGCTTTCCGCTCGCTTCGGTCTTCATCCATGCGTTCTTTTGGTTCTCCGACCTCGCCGCCATGGGCTAGTTTCTCATGCCGGTCGCGCTTCTTCTCGGCCTCTCCACCATGCTTGAAGCCAGCCGCGCCACCCATCCCACCCGCAGGGGAAGGGGCTACGCGCTGCCCACCGGGCGAAGGCATACCCATAGGCGGGCGAGGCGGGCCAGCGCCAAGCCCACCACCGGGCATCCCACCGGGTGCGCCCATGGGAGGACGACCCGCCATCGGCGTGGGTGAGGGGGAGGGCTTGATACCTGCTCCACCCATTGCCTTACTACCCGGTCCCATCATGCCTTTTTTGCGCGCCATAATATTCTCCTATCCCTGCGTCGTCTGACCTCCACTCGGCCCAGTCTGACCTTGCGTAGCCGTTCGCGGCCCACCAGCGGGAGGAGCTTGTGGCCCCTGCATACCGGGTGCGCCTGTTGGTCCCGCTGCTTGAGGCGGTGCAGATGGCCCACCCCCAGCCCCACCCGGCTGCGGTTGTCCCATGGCGTGGCCGACTTGCCCTTGCTGCGCTGCTGTCTCTTGCGCTTGCTCCTGCATCTTCTTCATCTTGTCTTCGGAAGGAACAATATCTTCTCCCGGTAGACCCAGACCATCTGCAACAGAGCGAAGGATTTGCGCACGACCCATTGGCCCAATGATCGCATTATCGATTGGGTTCATGGTCATTTGTAGGAATTGTTCTTGACGAGCGCGTTGCGTATCGCGCTGTACAGCGACGTTCACGCCTAGCACGCGCACCTTCTCTTCACCACTGAGAAGTCCTGATTGATCGGTAAGCAATACCATATCCATCAGGTTGTCCAACACACCCTGCATAATATCGCGGTCTATGTTGGAGGCGACTGTTTGAAGGATTTTCGAGGAGTTTTGAATAAGCATAGACAAGCCGCTAGCTGTACGGCCCAGACCACCAGTAGGAGGAACACCTGTGAGAAAGCGAGGGATAGCTGATGCTTCATCAGCCAAGCTTGAAAACTGGGTATATACGTTAAGCAGATCACCAGAGTTAGATTGAGGTTGAAAAAATATAATAGGTTCCTGCTGATTATTTCCAAACGGATCGGATTTAACATGCCATCGCTTCCACGGGTACATGTCCTCGGCATTCTCACCGTCGCTTAGACGGTCGTCATTGATAACGACCTGCGGACCCGACGCGATGGAAAGGTTATTGACAAGCGCCCGTAGCGCCGCATTCGACACCGTTTGGATATCTGCAAGCAGATCGGGAAGCCCATTGCCGACCGGAGTGCCAGGTATCTTTTCAAACGACGTGACATAATATTGATGCCGCTTGCGTGGCGAAGGAGATTGTTGGACTTTGACGACGTGCCGCCCAATGAGCCACGCATTAACGAAATAGTCTCGTAACGGATCAGGGATGGTTCTGGGGTCCATCCCCAATTCAAGTAAATATCTTCCTTGAGCATTCCCCTGATACTCCAAACATGCGATCATCCCTGATTGGTTGAATCGAGGATTTTCACGGCTTTCCAAGATTGCTCTTTCCGAGTCAGTCTGATCCCAGTTATCGACCAGCCCTCCTCGGCCATATTCGTCGAGAACGGCACGAACTTCGGCGACATTATAGCCGGGCAAGTCCAGCATATCGTTAATTTCACGACGGGTAAGACGGGTTCGCTCGATGATGTTTGCATCTTCGATCCTTGTTGCACCCGGTGTCCAATAGATATCGAATGGACTAACCCGCTCCCAAGTCAGCTTGGGAACATCCACGACTGTAGCGCGACCCTTCCCGAATGATTGTTGAGCTTGCTGGTTCCACCGTACTTCGGTTTTAATTCTAACGGTGGGGCCTTTAATAACGGCATAAGGGAATAAAGGTAAATCGACTAAAAATTCGCCAAAGGCTTGATAGAAATTCCCCTCTGCTAATATCTCTTCTAATTTATCTTCCGCTATCTTAGCCTGTTCGACCGCAATACGCTTGGCTTGGTCCCTCGCATCTTCGACCAACCCGCGATATCTGTCGCGGATTTCATTGGCTTGAGGCATGGGTGGGGGTGGAGCGGGTGGCATAGGCGGCGGTATACCCGCTTGCATAGGGTCGCCCGTTGGTAGGGGTGGACCCGATGTATGAGAGGGAATACTCGCGTCCACCATCCACGGTGGCTGACCTTGTGCCGCACCAGCACGATGCGCTTCCATAACCCCTGCCAAGTGCGCTCGGTTCGCATGTATGCCTGCCAAGTGCGCTTGTACCGCTTTACTAACTTCCTCTTGGATGAGTTGGTTGATGGCGTCAAGGATGGGTGGGGGAATGTCAGGATCAGTCGGCGCTTCAAGTGACCACGGCCTGTCGGCACCAAGATACACGTCTCGGAGAAGGCTCGACGTACCGCGGCACTTCTGAGCGATAATGCGCGCATAAACAGATGATCCACCAAAGCGCTTGATCTCCTCAATGATCTCTGGCTCGTACACGCCATTGAAGGCGCGTAGGGCGCGCATCAAGCGAGCAGACCAGCCGGAGGCTGTATCGTCGCGATGACGCCGCATCATAATGAATTGATCTGTGATGAAGCCCGCTAACCCAATCATCCCTTGGGTGAGGCGGTACATATCGGGGGGCGGTGCAGCTTGGGCCGACCGCGTACTGTCATTCAGTTGAAACTGTGCCTGTGTCGCATCGCGACTTACGACGCGCAAGTTCCCCGGTAAAGCCATAGCATTTTTACGTCTGCTCTTAACTGTTAGCAGTTAACGCAAGCTACGCTTTACGCACACTATACGCTTGAAACCCTTGACAAGCCCCCTTAAGTGTGTTACTTAAAACACACCTAAAACGGGCCATTATGCATATAATAGGCCAGTTGTCAAGTGGGTTTCGGAAAATGGTAAATAAATCTTCATCTTCTGAAATAGCGAAAACAGGCTATTTGGATGAAGATAGGTTGCGGCAGTTAGCGGTGGAACTCGCCCGCGATATCCATGAACCAAACGCTATTCTCAAACATCTCGGCTTAAGCGAGGATGATTACAACGTTATCAAAGATACACGCGCATTTAAGAATATGTATAATCTAGCGTTGGGTGAATGGAATGCAGCGAGCAATACACCCAAGCGGGTTAAGCTCAAAGCTGCGGCAATGACAGAAGAAGTGTTGCCCATGTTCTATGCCGATATAGCGGAACGCAAAGAAAGCTTAACGGCTCGCGTAAGCTTGCTCCAGACCTTATCTAAGATAGGGGGTTTGGGCAACCCAGAACCGCTACCACCGGGTGGTGGCAATCACCAATTCTTTAAACTGGAAATCCATCTGCAAGGGCGCAAAGACCCGATTGTTATTGATGGACAGCCCTTAACTGCCAGCAGTGATATGGATGTGGTTGGGTATGGTATACCAATGGAGGCCGTGGATGATCAAGAAGGGCAAGAAGCTAGCGAAGCAATTGGTGAAAGACTTAACGAAAGCACTCTCGCCGCAGACGAACCGTTTGACGAGTTCTAAAGAAAGCGCAGAAAGGAAATCTGGGGGAGGTGGTTACTCCTATCTGCCGGTCCTCGCCATGCGATGGAAGCAGATGACAATAAATTACTATTATGCCGAGCCAGAGGGTTGTTCTTATGTTGTCAATCGCAGAAACGGTAAGTTTAGTTGCTACTGGATAGCAAGTGTGAAAAACGATGGTAAACCAGATGCAATCATATTGGGTGATATGTTTATGAACGTATACGAAGCGCAAGAAGTGTGCGAGGCATGGGAATATGAGCGTGTGAAGGGGATAGAGAATGGATCAGCGACCCAAAAGCTCATTGAATAAACCAGAGAGCATAATGATTCTTGAACGAGTAACAAAATTACTCGACAGGATTTATCCTAACCCTACACACATACAAAAAGCTTATGTTGCCAACGCCCTGCTTATGATTGCAGCGCGCATGATGGCGAATTGGCCCGACCATATCATTGATGATTTCATCGCGTTATGGAAGCAAGAGGTTATGAAAGCGAGAGGTAAACCTAATCCTCCAACCCCGCCTCTTTCCTCATAAGATAATCCAACGCCTCTTCCATACCCATAATCCGTACATGTAACCAATGCACATACCACGATAAAGAGAATAACCACAAACCTACTATAAGAACGATCCATAACATATTATCTGAACTTCCATGTATGCCCATATTGGTTCTTTTCGACCACTGTCATCTGATCGGTCTTCAGTATCTGCACAGTAAACTGATTGTCTTGTATAGCGGTTATGATAGCCGGTATCCACACTTCCTTTATATCTGGAGCGCCTGTCGCATCGTGCCGCTGCTCATAGTCGAACTCAAGCCGCTTGAGCAATATAATTCCATCAATTAATAATTTATTCTTTAAGTCCACGCTAGCGCGCTTACCCTTGGTCTAGGACGAATAATCTTACGACGATTAACCACTCGCCCCAGCAACCATGAATAAGCGCTCATCGACCCGGCAATCAAACAAACGTATTGCAGCGCATCGGAGACATGCGAGAAATTGTTCTTATCGGGTATAGAGCGGGATTGATCGTATCGATCTTTCGTATACCGATACCCCCCGTTCATCGCCTGAACTAGAGTAGGACATTTAGCTCGGTCAAATAAGACAGCCCCTCCTCCATCGATTTGTCGAAGCAGCATAGCCTCAACGCCTCGGATACGCGGGTCAATGTCGTTTGTCGGAGCGCGCTCGGCGGGAAGGCCAAGCGAGGTAAGAAGATCGAAATGGTTAAGCTCAAAGAGACTGTCTTTGTACTCTCCACTGGGATCTCCAACAACAACAATCGGCAGTCCAGCGTAACGCTCCGTGAGCAATGCCGGAATAAGATTTTGCTTGACGTGCTGTTCAAGGCCGATATCAACTCCTGCGACCTCTTCCAAGCACTGGAGCCTTCCTCGGTGATCGAGTTGAGTGATAAGTGACCAAGGGTTTCGTCCAAAGTCTTGACCCACAACAAGTAGCCTCGCGGGAACAGGCGTAAGGGTTTCTCGGACGTGGAACTCATAACGGAAGCTTTCTTGGTATACGGCGGAACCTGAAACGTCCCTGCCAAACTCAGCCATAACATAACGTCTAATATAATCCTCAGTGCCTAACGTCGCCAATCTATTGTAATACCCTCGCCCCTGCGCTATACGTGCGGGATGCCCCTCTGGTAACATTAACGTATCGGCAGTCTGATCGAGGTGATCTAAGTTCTCAGCTTCAAAGCTCAGACCGCTAGGCTGACGAAACACCTGCCACAAAGGAGGCGCATTTAAAATAAAATCGCACCACGGCGTATTCACGATTGGCATATTGGTATCGGCTATGATCCCTCGCCATGTTGGTGCGCCAAACTCTTCATTGGGAAACCGGCCACATCGTCCGGCAATATGAGATAAAAGACCTATATCGATCTCAGAAGCTTCGTTTATGTAGGCCCCAGTTAACTGTGTAGAGAGTAGACGTTTTATATCTTCAGGGTTCTCTAGAGGGATATACATCCACTCTGAATAGATATCTCCATAATCTACATACATCGTGCTTTCAGACACTCGCCAATCCGCAAGCGCACCGAACCAACCTCTCGCATCTTTTAGGACTGTGGCCTTGGCGTCCTTGAGTGATTGTCGGATAATAGCCCAGCGAGAATAGCGTCTACCGTCAGAGGCGGGAGCTTGTTCTCCCATACGTCTGGCGATCTCAACCAAGCATGCAGTTGTCTTGCCCGATCCGACAGGTCCACATAAGAGCCGCCCAAAAGCATCGCTTTCCAAGAATCGGGATATTGTGGGAGGTGCATAATATGTCCAGCCGCGTTGGACGGGCGTGTTCGATTGCATGCGTTGCCTTGTACGTATTATGTACTAACACTTACGCACCTCACGCATTTTACGCATTACGCACGGCAACAGAAAAGAACTAATGCAGCCCAAATAAATAGATGATAATCTGACCGCCATAAGCAATCGAGAATATAATTGCTAGGATAATCAGCGGATCGAACCTCATTTCGTTAACTGCCAGCAGTTAAGAAAAAGCCCTCCCCGCCAAGGCAATGAAACGGGGAGGGCTAAAAACGAGGTTTACGTGGGCCGTGACCCCGTATCCCATATTTACTATATCTGATGGGGTATGTCAAGTATGTTTTTTCAGAAAAATTCACCCCCAAAAATTCTGGAAAGGGGGGTTGACATTCGGATAGTCCGAAATGTTCCTGATTCGTACACGGGCTGTTCACTGATGTTCGTATGACTGACACATGACGCTTTTGTGATGGTTGTGTGATAGTACTGTGTTTATATGTATGAAAGGGTTTTGGGTCCAAGATATATGGCACGACTACCTAAGCGCCGCCCGCGCTGGTACATTGAATGGTCCAGAGCCCATGGTGGGGCTCTGGACCTAGTGTGTCGCTCTTACTTCGTAAGAGCGTTGAACGATACCGCTTTAGCGGAAGCCTTCGGCTTGTCGTCATCGGGGACGATAGCCATGGACAACTTGCCGAAGTTGTATCCGAACACCGCCTTGGAACCGGCTGGAACACGGCCCTTTAGGGCCGTCTTGAACACCGCCTCAAACGCTTCGCGTTTGTCGGCTGCGAGCTTCCGTGCGGCCAGATACTCGCTGTAGGGCTTCGAGAGTTGGGCGGGAAGCGTGGTGGTATCAACTTCCGTCCAATCGCCCTTAGCAACCTTGTTCGCATATGCCATGTGATCTACTCCGTTGTGGACCGCCATCGGTCCTGCCAGCCAAGCGGCGGGGAATTTTGGCCGCCGCTTGGTATCGGTTAACTGCTAGCAGTTAGTGCGTTGCCGAGATAAACGGGAGGTGTATATACTCTTGCTGCGCAACCCTATCGGATATAACCCTGTATTGGTTTGTATCCAAATCGAGTATATTTGCAGCGTAGCAGTAAGCTTCACCGCGAGTAAATGAACCAATCACGTGGTCAGCGTA